TTATTAACAGGTGAAAAATGAGTGAAAAAACAGAGCAAAAAGCCTTAGTTGCTTGGTTTCGTTATCAATATCCTAAAGCAAAAATAATAGCAATTCCTAACGCACAAAAGTTTTTAGGCAAAGCAAAGAATATATATTCAATAATTAATTCTATGAAAGCAGAGGGATTTGAAGTTGGAGCTTCTGATTTATTTATTGCTTATCCTGTTAATGGATTTTCAGGAATGTGGCTTGAAATGAAAGATATTGGAAAAGATTATAATGATGTTACTCAAGCACAAAAAGAATTTATTTTTAATATGAAACTGGCGGGATATTATGCTGACTGGGCACCGGGTTTTGAAGTTGCCAGGAAGATCATTATTTCGTATATGTCAGGATTTATAAAATGAAAATTTAACGAAAATATTGTAGAAAAGAGACAAAATAAATTGTTATACTTTCTGACATGACTATTAATTCAGGAAGATATACCGATGCCGCATTGCGAGGGCTTACTCTCGATCCAGAATTGATGGTTTGGGAGTGGGCCGAACAATACCGAATCTTATCGTCAAAAGGCTCGGCAGAACCAGGGCTTTGGAGTAACGATAGGACTCCATATCTAAAAGAAATAATGCAATGTCTTTCCGCCAATGATCCTTCGGAATACATTGTTTTCGTTTCTGGAACTCAATTAGGAAAAACCGAGTGCATTTTAAATTGGATGGGAGAGATCATTCATTTAATGCCCGGACCCGCTGCAATAGTACAATCAACTCTAAAATCGGTTGAAATTTTTTCAAAGCAAAGACTGCAGCCGATGATCGACTCCACGCCAGTGCTTTTCAATAAAGTTGCGAAATCAAGGGAGCGTGAAGCGGGAAACACAATTGATATGAAAGAGTTTCCTGGTGGTAGTATAAACCTATTGACAGGAAACAGCGAAGATACCCTCCGTTCAAAACCAATTCGATTTCTCGGACTTGATGAAGTCGATATGTATCCCGGTTGGACTGTTTCAAAAGCGATAGAACGCACTGAAACATTTACAAATCGAAAAATCTTTTTGTGTTCCTCCCCAAAGAAAAAAGCAAGCTCTATTATTTGGTCAGAATATTTGTTGTCAGATCAGCGCAAATATTTTGTACCATGCCCGGATTGTAATCAGTTGCAAGTAATGGAGTGGAAGAATATCAAGTTTGAATACGACAAAGAATCTCATAAAATTGTTGGAGAGGTTGTTCTTGTTTGTATTCATTGTGGAGTGCATATTGAAGAAAAGCATAAAGCGAAAATGCTTATGAATGGAATTTGGAAGCCAACAAATTCGAATGGGAAATATCCTGGATTTCATCTTCCACAATTTTATTCTTTATTGGGAAGCAGTAAATGGCGTAGTGCTGTTAGAAAACATCTGAAAATAGAACAGATGAAAAAAAACGGCAATACTACATATATTGAAGAACGGGAAACCTGGACAAACGATGTTTTGGCCGAACCGTGGGAAGAGATAGAAGGACCGAAAGCAAGCTGGGAAGAGCTTTCTGGTCGGCGTGAAGACTATAAAGTTGAGCCGCTAAATGAGAAAATAATTCTGTTGACATGTGGTGTTGATATACAGGATGATAGGATTGAATGTCAGGTTTTAGGATTTGGGCTTGATTATGAGACATGGGTTGTTGAGTGCAAAAGCTTTTATGGTCAATTGTCCGGGTTAGAAATTTGGGCGCATTTAGATGAATTTCTATTAAAATCTTATATGCACTCATGCGGTAAGCGTATGAGAATTTTATCTACTGCAATTGACACTGGTGGACATTATGCAAATAAGGTTTACGAATTTTGTAAAACTCGATACATTCCAAAAGTAAGACATGTTTTTGCGATTAAAGGTTCATCTTCTTATAATCAGCCTGTTATTAAATCACCTACAAAATATCAGGGAGCTTATCTATTTTCAGTCGGAACCGATACCGCCAAAGATCACATTCACGAATGTTTAAAGACTAAGTTGCCTGGTCCCGGATATGTTCATTTTCCATTAAGGCTTCCAGAGACTTATTTTCAACAATTATGTGCAGAAACTAAAGTTTCAGAATGGTTTAAAGGAAAACTAAGAAAAGTTTGGAGGAACAGGAGCCACGCTAGAAACGAAGCTTTTGATACTTTTGTGTATGGTATCGCTGCATTGAATTTAGTACAATTCTGGAATTATCCAAAACATTCCGTTGAGGATATGTTTGTGGAGATATCAAAAAAAGAAAATTTATCTTTACAATCCCATGAAAATCTAGTAAGTACAACAGCAAAAGCAACAGTACAAAATCCTCCAGTAAGGAAAAAAAGACGCCAAATTTCTAAAGGATTGGGGATAATCTAAATGGCAGGACTTACACAAGCACAAGCGCAAGCAAATCTGGACGCAGCAAATGCAGCCTACTTAAAAGCTGTCTATGCAAGAAGTTATGCAGTCGGCAACAAATCAAAAGTAAACCAAGAAATTAAAGTATTAAGAGGCGAAATTGCATATTGGAGCGCAATAGTTGAAAGCAAAACACGAGGCGGAATACAAGTAAGGGGAATGACCGCAAGATGAAAAAAAAGGAAAAACAAGACGAAATTCTTTATTATGTTAATCCAAAAGCCGTTCCAGAGCCTGAAGCAAAGGTTTATTGCGCTAATTCAATGTGTAATAATTTCATTCCGATTCATCAAACATGTAATCTAAAGAATCTTTTCATAAATATTAAAGGTCGGTGCGAGTTTTCTGTTAAAAAGAAAATAAAAGCTTATGAAAAACAAACTACCAGCAAAGCGTGATTCTTTGATTAATATGGCCGCGATGCCGTTAATAATTCAAAGAGACCTCTTAGAAAAAAAACATTTTGTCGGAGTTAGCGGTTCTTATCATGGCGGATCGAAAACAAGACGCAAGATTAAAACCTTTAATCCTAAAGGTGGAGACGCCGATGCTGATATTCTTAGTGATCTTCCCACTTTGAGGGAGCGAAGCAGGGATCTATTAAGGAATACGCCAATTGCAGCAGGTGCAATTGGCACTAATCAAGTACATGTTATTGGTCCTGGGTTAAAATTACAGTCCAGAATTAATGCAGAGGTTTTAGGGATTACAGAAGATGAGGCCGATAAATGGCAGAACAATACAGAGCAAGAATTTAAATCGTGGGCTGAATCTTTAGATTGTGATATAAATCGTAGTAAAAACTTTTACGATTTTCAAAGTTTAATTTTTAGAGCTATTTTGGAAAGCGGAGACGTTTTTATTTTACCAATATTTAAGGAAATCAAAACACTTAACTATGGATTAAGGCTTCAGGCAATTGAAGCAGATCGGGTTGAAAATCCAAATAATGCGACTGATAAAGTTTCTTTATCTGGCGGAATTGAAAAAGATACAGATGGAACTCCAATAAAATATTGGATAAGAACGAGGCATCCCGGTTCTACAAAGTTTCCTTTTGAGTCGAAGTGGGAAGCTGTTGATGCTTTTACTTCATCGGGTAGAAGAAAAGTAATTCATGTTTACGAGCAGTTGAGGCCAAATCAGACAAGAGGCGTTCCGTATTTGGCGCCAGTAATTGAAATGCTACATCAGCTTGGACAATATACAGATGCGGAATTGCAAAGTGCCGTTATTTCTTCTTATTTTACAGTCTTTGTAAAAACTCCAGACGGTGGAGCAAATCTTTCAACTTTTCTACCCGGTGATGAAGGTGGCAATACTGATGATGAAGATTATACAATGGGTTCTGGTTCAATCGTAAGTCTTGCAGAAGGCGAAGATGTTGACTTTGCAAACCCAGGAAGACCAAATTCAGGATTTGATCCTTTTGTACAATCGATACTAAGACAAATAGGAACTTCTCTTGGACTCCCTTACGAGTTGTTAATACAGCATTTTACCAAAAGTTACTCGGCAGCACGAACGGCGATGTTAAACGCTTGGAAGGTATTTTTGACACGCAGAACTTTTATGATAAATCATTTTTGTAATATTGTCTATGAGATATGGATGGAAGAAGCGGTTTTGAGAGAAAGAATAATCGCTCCTGGATTTTTAGATGATCCTCTGAAAAGAATGGCTTGGCTTGAGAATATGTGGATTGGACCAACTCAAGGACAAATTGATCCAACAAAAGAAACGACTGCCGCTCAAGCTAGAGTTGATGGACATTTTAGCACAATTGCTATTGAGTCTGCTGGGCTTGGTTATGATTTTGATCAGAATATTAAGCAAATTAAAAAAGAACGTACAAAGATTGCAGCTCTTCCGAAAATTGATAATACTGTAACCAAAGTGGTGGTCGATGAACCAATCGATAATACAAATGAAAAGATTGACAACCCTTTAGATGAGGATGTCGAAGATGAATAATAAATTGAAATTATTACCGTCAATTTGGGCAATCTATCCAGATGAATTGCGCAAAATAGAAACTTTATATGCCGAGTATATTGAAAAAGAAATAAAACAAGAATGTCTTAATAGTGATTTATTTAAATCTGACGAGTCTGAAAATATACAGATAATTGATAATGTCGGAATACTTAAAATAGAAGGTGTGATTGTCGCTAAAGGTGATTTCTGGACTTGGCTTTTTGGCGGAGCTCCTCTTGATCAATTAACAGATGATTTTAAATCATTACTTAATAATGATCAGGTTGACACAATTATTCTTGATATAGATAGTCCGGGAGGAACTGTTGAAGGCGTTGCGACTTTTGCAAACATGGTATTTGAAGCAAGAGATCAAAAACGTATTTTAGCTTATTCAAGTTCACTAATGGCTTCAGCCGCTATGTGGATTGGTGCAGCTGCAGAAAAGATTTTAATTTCTGATAATACTGTCACGACTGGTAGCATCGGAGTGTTGGTTACTCATTTTGAGATATCAGAATTTCAGAAAAGAGTTGGAATTAAAACTACAGAAATTACAGCTGGTAAGTTCAAACGTATTGCTTCATCATTTGCTCCTTTAAGCGAAGAAG